ATTATGCCGTATCTAATTATGCTACGGGAATGGAGCCTAATAAGCTTGATAATTTTTTAGCCACCGGTTATATTACTAACGTATTTAAAGATTTAAAAGAAAAATACAAAGGCCTGCAAGAAGTAGAAGCTTATTTAGCATGCCCCGCAGCAACTCAGGTAGTTAGAAATATGTACGCAGTTAGAGCGGGCGTTGCATTCAGTATAGAGTTTACAGATAAACCGTCTTTTAAAGTTGAGGTGACTAACAAACATCTAGACGCAAGAAAAGACCATTTTGATGTAGACCAATATAAAGAGCTGGTTACAGCATTTGGGAGAAGATCATTTATGGTAAGATCATTTGACCCTAAGTTTGTGTCTTATACAGAAGGTATATGGTTATATTGTGAAGAACCTATAATAGCTGAACAACATCCAGTATCATATGAAGATACAGATATAGCTAATTATACTGGAACAACAATAGGTGGTTATGATATATCCAAATGGTTTAGACCAATACAACCAACTTTATTTTGCAAAAAGAATATTATAAATGTAAAACACGGAGACGCTTTACAGTATATAAAATTCCCTCCTGGTGAAAAGATACAAATGATTCCATTTAAAATGACACCTGAAATATTTGAAATATCAAAAATGTGTGTTACATATA